AATCACTGCTTGCAGAATAGCATGTGTACCAGAAGTGGAAGTTACACCAGTGAGACATCCTATAGTGTAGTTAGCCTCAATAACATCAACTCTTCCATCAAGTACTGTAATTTGAGCTTGTAGATCACATACAGACTTAATAAGTGATGAAAGGTAATCGTTGAGTGTAAACTCTCCGCATGTAGGGAGATTGGCATTAACAATTGCACATACAATGGTTGGATCAATGATAGGTTTAATTCCAACACCATTTAGAGTGGATGTAAGAAATTCTATAAGTGATTGTTCAATATAAGACAAAGAGTCTCCTGTTTGTATTCCCAACACTGGAACATCAATTCCTGTATATCTTACGCATTTATCTGAAACTATCTCAGCACATCCGTTATAACAATTTGAACAAGACATGTTTTTATTTTATTTATGAATTAATATTTTAACTCTACTTGCTATTTGCTCTACAGTGAATGGTGCTCCATAATCAAGATTACAATACTTAAATCTTAAAATCCTTCTGTAATTAAGAAGGTCATCTATAAGAGGTCCATTTGTAGCGTAATTTAAAGAGAACACAATATTATTGTATTCTTTGTTTGCCACCTCTGTAAGTTTACAATCGATGTCTGCTATCAGAGCTGGAATAGTTGTACAACTAATACAATCTGTAAGTCTTGGATATAACATCTTTTATTCTTTTAGTTGCTTGTTTAAGTGCAGCGTTACAACCTGCACACAATCCATTAATTAACTGACATCCACAGCCAACTTTAGTACCACAATTTCTACAACTTGCCATATCAATACATATTATTATTTATATAATTGTTACCGTAACAGTTACAATTACCTTTAATAAAATTATTTAACATTCTATTTGCTTGATTGTACAATTTGTTTGCCGTAGCTACAGCACAGTTATTTGCTGCAGCTATTGCTCCTTGTATAAAATAATAAATGCTATTCAACTCCACTTTCTGTTGCTTCTTAATAGCCAAGTCACATTCCATCATATCGAGCTTCATAAACGCACTATCGAACTTCTCTTGAAGTTGATCAACGCGTATTATGGTCTTCTGAACATAATTTAAATATGCTGGAGCTACTGAATACTTAATATAATAAACTCCATCAGGAAGAGGTAGCAGAGGATCACCCACTGCTGTTAATCCTAATGATGTAGAATTGTATATATTAAAGTCATTTATATTGAAAGGAAGACTCACTACACCAAATCCAGGAACGTCTATTTCAATAGTAGGAGATTGTACAGCAGGACTAACTGGATATGTTGAATTGTCAGCAATACCCAAGGTCTCTAGATTATATGTAGGAATAACTAATATATCTAATTTGAGATCTGCCATATTCTTTTAAATAAATAAGCCAGAGGATTTGAGATTGAATCCTCTCACCTCTGGCTTAGGTTATATGATATTGTTTCTTTCTACAGCCCTATTAAGGAATAAGAGTGCTAGTAGTGGTTGTGGTAGAAGGAGCAGCAGTTGATGTAGTGGTTGTAGTGCTTACACAAGCATTATCAAACTCAATAACACCAAGAGCGTCTTCAAGAATTGCATCAACAGATGTAGCAGCACCACTTCCTTGAGGAACAGCAATGATTACCATAGAATCTTCTTTGATGTAATCACCCCAGCTGTATGCAGACTTGCTATACTCATTAAACTTAACATAGTAAGTGTCATAAGTTGTGCCACCGCTTACCCAGCTTTCGAAGTTCTCATTGTAACCATTCATCCTATAGAGATGCTTCAGGTAACCAGCTTGGTAGCTGTAGTAGTTCTTCTCCAATTGTGCAATCTCATCAGAAGTACCTGAAGGGTAAGATGCACGCTGTACAACTTGAGCTTCAGCAACAATGTTACAAGCATCTGCTACGATGAAGTCAGCAGTGGTAGCAGGACCAGAATAAACAAAAGTACGGAAGTACATTCTGTCATATTCCCAAGGGAACGCAGCGATATCACAAGGCTGACCATACTTAGTAAGAGGCTTACCAGAGATACGGAGGATAGTTCCACCAACATTCTCAAAAGTGTAGAAGTCGTTGAAGCTAATGTTATCTGGGTTGTTACCTGGAGCTTGCTGACGCAATTTTACAATGAATTGATTAATCAATGCATTAACATCAGTGTTCTCACAAGGATCACCACCACAGTCACAACAAGGAGCTTGTACAGTTACTGAACGTGTGAAACCATTGAAATACAGGGTGTCAAGGTAAGAAGAGTGAGCACGAAGTGTAAGGGTAACAACGTCACCACATTTTACATTCCAGCCATCAACATCTGTAATTTGAACAGCAGGGGTTGGACAACCAGCCACTTTGTACCATTCAGTTACATTTGATTTACAAGCTGCGCTATCTCCACAACCAGCGATCTTATCAGAACGCTTAGAACCTTGGAGGTAGGTGTTTACTCGACCTTGAGCAACATAGAAATAAGGAGAGGTGCTTGGAGTTACGGTTGCTTGATAATCCTTATCAAAGAAACCAACTTGTCCAGCAACCAGGTCTTGCGTGGAACCACTACTGGCTATTGATGTGCCAACAGGAACCACGAAGAGCGTAGTTAGAGAAAAATCTGCCATTGTTATTTATTTAAATAATGAAAAAAAACTTATTCGTTTGTCTGTATCCTATAAACTGAACTTTGGACAGCAGACTGGTTTTCGGTGTACATCGCAAGGTTTTGAACTGTCAGGTCTAGAAGTTCATCCTCTAGATATGTTTCAAGTTCACAATCTTGGTTGTATGAATCTTGACCATCTAACATTACATATCCTTCTTTATTGATATAAACAGGATAGCGCATGTATGAGATGTAGATTTTACTTGGTGTAAACGTACCATCTGTAAATATTGAAATTTCATCAGATGACAAGAAATTAAATGTTTCTTGATATTCGAAAGAAGGTTTATAGTGATTGTTGTTCAAAAGAAGTGATAAGTCACCGTGTTTTGACAAATCTCTATTAATCCATATTGTTCTATCCTTACACACCCCTTTGTCAGCTAGTACGTAACTATCGATATAGAACATATACTTTGGAGTTAGTTCGTGCAAGTATGCAAACCATTGATTTAGTTGCTCATTTTTAAGAACTAAATTAAGAGGTTGGTGAGCATAATTAACTACTAAACTCTGAAGATCTTCATACCTTTTCTTAAAGGCATCCAATCCTAAACCAGAAACAGTGCTGAAACCATCAACCTTTTGTTTTATCAGCTTAATCTGAGCCTCATTCAAGGCTAAGATTTTATCTTCTAGTTGGATTTGTTGATGTTCGTTAGTTGATAGTTTATTTAGTTTCTGATCTATTTTATACAATAAACTATCTACTGGTATCATACAGCTGCGAGTTTTTTACTTTTTAATTTTTGTTCTAGGGTAAGTAGTTGATCTTGATTATCGTCATCAGCAAGGAATTTAACCAAACCTTCCTCATCAACTGCAATCTCAAATTCACCTTCGTAAACTCTACCGTTAGGCTTAAGCCTATAAATAGAATGAGTGAGTGCTTGTTTAACAAGATCTTTGATATGGAGCAAGTTTTCCTTCATATCAGCAAATCTATTAAACACTTCAACAGGATTTAATCCTTGGTATTTACCATTCTTAAATTCTGTTTGTTTAAGAATGTTATCAACTTGGTTATAAACTGATTCTTCTTTAGTATCTTCTGATACAGGAAGACCTAACAAACGTGCAACCTTCCTCTTTTTATCAGGAGTCATACCATCAAACTTGACAATAGCCTTGTTGATCAGTTGCTTCTTCTTGAAGATTACAGCATTTTCAATCTCATCATCAGCAACATAAAACTGAATGTCAGCAGGATATTCACCACGCTCCCAAGCTTGATACGAGCTTGCAATTGTTGGATGAACCCTGAGCCATGCAAATGTTAGTTCTTGATAAGGAATCTTGAAATCAAAGTAGTTGTCTCCATCTATAAGTTTCACAGGCTGTACGTGCATGGAATCATTTGTAGAAGTTGAGAGACCATAGTTCCAGAAAGAAGACCTAGGTCCTAGATCAACTCCTCCAAGAGCATATTGTAGTTTCTCACGAAGAGCTGTAACTCTTTCAATTTCTAATTCTCTTTCTGTAGAATCAGAAATCCTACGAATGTAAGCAGCATTTGGATCAAGTCCTGTTCTGTACTGACCGTCAAGTTCCTTATAAGGATACTTAAACACTCCTGTACCAGGAATCCTTGTCATACCTTTCTGTGCAAGACCGCCTTGCATTGTCTGAATCTGAGAATTGTTATAATCCTTCTTAATAGTTGAGATTTTACCTATCTTTGCCATAATGTAATTATTGTATTTGGTTTTTGTTTAAATTATTTCTTCTTTCGTGTGTAACTATTCTGTGGCAATTGCAACATCTTATTTCACATTTATCAATTTCATCTTTTAGAAGTTCTAATCTGTAAGCTTTTGTTATCATATAAGAAACATTGTATAGTTTAGTTCCTTTTACATGATCAAACTCTAAAACTCTAACATCTGAATTTCCACAATCTACACATGATTTGTTTTCCAAATAATCCTTCACATACAACTTATTTCTTAGAATAGATTTATCTCTACTCTTTTTTTGGATCGTATAGGTATTCCACTTTTCCTTACCCATATGTAGTTTTTTAACTTGGTTTTAAGTTGCAGATGGTTCCCATCGAAGGGAATGCGATTGGGAGACACCCCAATCCATCCATCTGTAGGTTGAGAGAGCCCTCCCTAAGGAGGGAGGTGTGGGAGGGCTCATCTCGAATATAAGACTCAGGCTTTGACAGAAAACGTTGGGATCTGCCCTGAGTACTGTTATTAAAACTGAGGAATCTCTTCGATCAGAACTGTACGTGAGAGGTCCTCGATGAATACATCGCAACGGTCTTTCATCCAGATTTCATAACCAGGGAACTTGTTAGCACTTGACATTCCTTGAGACTTAGCAAAGCCCAGGTGATGACGGGTACCATCGATATAACCCCAAGTCATTGAAGGTGCACCCTTCATCCTTACTTCACGGATGTTGTTGATCATTGAACCATCGCTCATTGGAGATACATCAAACACCATGAATACAGGAGTAGATTTCTTATTCTGACCGAATTCAAGGTTAGATTGTGGAAGATCCAACTCTTTCAAGTGAATCAACTCAACACGACCAGTCTCACGAGTAACCATTGCATCGAATGCAAAGTTATAAGTGATGTGCTGACCTTCGCCTTGCATGTAACGATTTCCAGAATCAGCCATGAAGGTAAGACCACTGTTCAAAGCGTCTGTCTTCAAAGCTTGTTGGAATACGTCAAATCCAGCTTCATTTGTATACATTTTAACCCTACGGTCTTTCACATCAACCCTACGATAGAACAGATCTCCGAAAACTGAACGGATAAGGTTTGCAGTGAATTCACCACGGTTATATTGAACCAAGTTACCATTGTTACGCATCCTGTGGTAAACACCAGCAGAGGTACGCTTCAATTCTTGCTTAGAACCATTTGTTTTAACAGTTCCAGGCTTGCTCCAAATCATACGCTTAACTTTCAACTCAAGCATAGACTTACGCATCCAGAACTCGATGAATGGTTCCCATTTAACATCGTTCCTAGTCAAAGGAAGTTGGTTACGCCTTTGTGGAGCATATACCAAGATGTCCAAAGGTTTGCCAGAAGCATCAACCATCATTTTGTCATCAGCCCACTCAGTGATCTTGTGCTCATAACCATATGCAGAACCAAGAGATTCAAACATTGTGATTTGCTCACCCAAACGAGGAAGACCCAAAAGATCTTGATCGAATTCACCAATTGCAGCATCTACCAACTCAAGTTCGATACCATACTGAAGGAACGTAGAAGATACGAAATCAACTGTAGGGTTATCACTAACAAGAGTGAAATAGTAAAGATATCCCATGTTCCAAGGAACTGGATCTTTGATAACGTAGAAACGAGGACCATACTGACGAGAACCTACAGAAATGATTGCATTCTTAGAGAATTCGTTAGTGTCCAAGATGAGAGCGAACTCTTGACCATCAATACCAGGCTTGTCCAAAGCTGCTGTAGAAGCTGGAACATCGATGATTTTAGGGAACTTGTAAGGAACCTGAACTTGCCACTTCCATGCATCGCTGTTATTGTCGATGTAATAAGGAGTAGACTTGTTGATCATGTCCAAAAAGTCATTGCTGTAAAGAGAGCTCTGTGTGTAGAGACTGATAATTTTCTTATCATAGTCTGCAGGCTCTGTACTGTGGAAGCTTTCTAGGTGGTTGGCGTCTGTAAGCTTACCTACAGCACGTTTGTCCATTGAAGCCACACGAGCATACGTAAATCCAGTTAAACCTGGGATTGTTTGAATTGCCATTTGTGTTACCTTTTTAAGTTAATGTTTATAAAAAATTAGAGAAACCATGATGATGGCTTACTGGATTTATTTCCTGATTTCATTGATGCTTTGCTAGTTTGTCTAGCAACTTCACCAAATAACTCGTTAGACTTTTTGGTGATTCCTGACTTTTGAATTGTAGATAAGGTGGGATCTTTCTCAATAATCTTGAGAAGCAAACCAACCTTAACCTTCAATTCATGATTTTCAGGACGCTTCAACTCTAGAATGGTACGATCAAAATCTGTGAGTGTCTCACCAGATGGTGTCTTGTACTTATCAACTAGAAGGAAATCTTGTAGTTCACCAGCAAGCTTTGGGTTAATTGGAATACCGTCAAACTCTTTTGCTTTAAGCTTGTCTTGTAAGACAGTTTGAACGTTACTTATATATTGCTGTTTAACAGCTGCTTGTTGTTGTAATTGAGATTCTCTTTGCTGTTCTATCTGAGCAAGCTTTGCAGCTTCCTTCTTAACCAACACTTTATGGTGTTTTGTTGCAACAGTTTCGAGATCTCCGTAGTTTCTCAAACGCTCAACTTCTGTTGTTACATCCTCAGGATCAAACCCTTGGTCAGTTAAAGCTTGTTTTATCACTGCCACTTGATTTGACTCATCTGACAGATCCATTTCTGAAAAACTCTTTATATTGTTATATGCACCGAAATATTCTTTAGGATCAACACCTTTAACAAAGATTGCTTCAAAAGCTTGTTGATAATCTTCTCCAAACTGTCCAATGAAGTTGTTTACCACTTCAATTGCTCCTTTCTTCTTTTCAGCATTGAATCTCTCAAGAAATTCTTCAGGAGTTGTGATGTTGATTTCTTCTTCATCATCATCAGTTGAGAATACACCAAGTTTCAAAAGATCTTTAGAAAGAGCTGTGAATTGGGAAACTTCTGGTTCTTCCTCTTCTTCATCAGATTCAGCTACTGGAGCTTCTTCTTTCTTCTTAACAGGAGCAGGAGTTTCTTCTTCATCTTCAGCTTCATCATCACCTCCATATAGGAAGTCTTGGATGTTCACTTTAGATTCTTCGTCTTTCTTAACCTCTTCCTGAGCAGGAGCTTGTTTAGGAGCTTTCTTCTCTGGAGCAGGTTCATCTTTGATATCTTTAATGTCGTCTGGAGAACTTGTGGCAGTTTCTGGTGACATCAGATCATTCAAAAGATCTGCATTACCCATTCCCATTTCCATTGTGTTCTCAATACTAAAGTTACCAAATGACTGGTTTATATCTAAATTTTCGGCCATATGTAGTTCTATTTATCTGGTTTTCAATGTAAAAGTATATAACATTATTATATTAGCAAAGAGATAGTATATCATCCACCCCAATTTTCACGATAATATAGCATTAAATTATTTTACTCTAATCTAAATTGTTTAAAACCGAATCGTTTATTATTCTATAACTACGTATTGGAGCTATATCAGTGAGCGTAACTTGTTGTATATCAACACCCCACTTCCTTGCTTCCACTCTAACTTTCTTTGTAAGAAGGTTGTCTAGTTCTAAATCAAGACATGTTTCTAATGGAGTGGTGATTATTATGTTTTTTATAATAGACTGTGTCATATCAGCCAATGCATCTTGTGCATCAAACACCTCAAGTAGAAAAATCTTTACGTCAGATATTTTATACTTAACCACCCCCTTTACAACAATGTTCTGTTTGTCTTGAGTGTATAAAGATTGTGCAGGTAGACTCAATGTTGTAACTACAACATGATGACTAATCACCTCATCAAATATTGGAAGTTTCACGTGAAACCCTGGTCCCAACACTTTGACAAACTTACCATTCCTAAGAAGAACTGCTTCTTCATAATTAGGAATAATAATGGCAGGCATAAGATATGCCCACCATTCTGTAATTACATCTATGAGTCTATCAAACATTATTTAGGTTTTTTAGCTCTTCCTTTAGCATTTTCTTTAGCAACCGCTAAATCGTTTGCTTGGTTTTCTCTAGCCACTTGTAGTTTTTCTCTCTCCACTTGTAACTTTTGAGCAGCTAATGTATTCTTTGATTGGATGTCAGCCATTTTCATTTGGTAATCTCTAGCAGCTTTAGATTGCTCATTTGCTAGTTTACTCACCTCTAGAACATCAGGAACTTCATTTGCATTAACA